TAACGCTTGCCCATAGCATTTTCTATAAAGCCTCTGACATGGCTTATGCCAGAAGATATGTTTCTTGAGACTTTGTCTCTTATAGTCTGTATTCTTATACCATTTTGTCTAAATATCTCAATATCCCCCATACCCGATTGTCCTTGAGCTTGTTTTCCAGCAGGATCACCGTAGTAAGCCCTAACATAATATGGCTTTGATTTAATCCTGTTAACGAGTTCATCTGTTTTAATATTTTTTTCGTGTATAATTTCATCTATTATATTTATGTGCCATTCTCCATTAATCATTTGCGTTTGAAACCACGCTACTGCTGGCATCCTATATCCAAAGTCAATACTACAAAAAGTAGGATAGTTCGGATTGTATGGAAAATAACCGACATCTAAATTGCGGTCAAATGGGTAAACTTGACCAGCAAATGTTGTAAATTTTGCGCCATATTCTTGGTCATAAGATTCTTTTGACATATTTCTCTTACGTTCAACAATAAACGAGTCTTCTTGTCCTTCTGGAAAAGCAAATTGATTGTCCCAAGAAGGTGCTTGGTGAGATTCCCATAATTCATCTTTCTGTCCAAGCAAATACATATCATAGAGCCAATTAAAGCCTTCAGGGGTAGAAATAAATATTGCCTTACCCTTTCTGTCTGATAAAGTAGGAGATAAATACATATCCCATATCTTTCTCTTTACTTTGGCGGCTTCATCAATAATAAGCAGATCTAAACCTTCCCCTACCAATGAATCAGGGTTATCTGCCGATTTCCCTTCAACAACTGTTCCCCACTTAAACTTAATGTATCTTTCTTTTTCAGATGCTCTTATAATATCGTTGGAATGTCCAACTACCATCTTTTTCCAAATTTCTCGGAACATTAAGTCTGCTTTGTCGTAAGATAGCCCTACACACCAAATTCTTTTATTCGGCTGTGAGGCAACAAACGTAGCTTCCATAGCAGAACAAGTTGTTTTACCAAACCTTCTACCACATACCATGACAAAAAACCGAGCCGTATCTTTAGTTGGGTAATGCAATTTTTCTTGACCTTTGTGAGGTTTATACCCCATATAATCAAACCAAGACTTCTTAAAATCCAGCTCTTCTTTTAAATTATTTTTCATTAATTGTTGTAATTGACAACTGACATAATATAAGTTATGGCGAAAGATAAATACAAGATATAGTATTTATATTTTTAAAACTAACAATATATAGGAGGGCAGTATGTCCCAAGAAAATCAAGTAGCAAGCGAATCAGTAAGTGAGCAAACTACACAAGAATCACCAACAAGTTCGCCTGATGTTGGCGCATTAATAGCAGAAAGCAAAAAGTATAGAACAAGGGCGCAGGATGCAGAAGCTCGTATAGCAAAAATGGAAAAGACGCTAGCAAAAGCAGAAGAAGCAAAGCTTAAAGAAAAAGAAGACTTTAAAACCCTCTACGAGAAGGTGTCTTCAGAAAACGAGTCTTTGTCATCTGTGGCAAAAAAATGGACTAATTACGAAGAAACAAGACGATCTTCTTTATTAGAAAAGCATCCTGAAAATGAAAGAGAACAATTATCAAGACTCGATTTAGAGACCCTTGAATTTGTTACAGGTAAAATTACAAGCACAAAGCCTAATGCCCCTGAAGTTATAGGAAGAAGCAAGGATATTGTCATGAACAAAGACTGGAAAGACATGACGGATTCTGAAAGAAGAGCTTTCTATGAAAGTAAGGCAAAAGGCAACTAAAAATATTAGGAGAAATAAATGTTTAACTTAACTTTTGAAGGTCAAAAGCCTTGGATTCAGTCTGGCATGGATTTCCATGTTACTTCTAGAATCCAAATGAATTTGGCTGGAACAAACAATGTTGCTCTTGCTGGTGGTTTGCAGGATTCTGATTCTGCTACTGCTACGTTACAAGAGTTTATCCCTGAAGTATGGGGTGCATCAATAATGGATTATATGGAAAAAAATCTAGTTTTTGGTGCTATGGCAAACGACTTATCTGGCTTGGTTTCAGGTGGTGGAGATAGAATACACTTGCCAAGACAAACTGAACTAACTGCATCTGACACTTACGGTGGCGGAACAGTTGCTGTTGAAACTTTGATTGATACAAATTTAGCTTTTGCTAAATCTACTGATGCTGAAGATGCTTATACTTTAGATATTAATCAAGCTATCCACAGCGCAATTTCAATTACTGATGTTGCAAAAGTTCAGTCAGGTTATGATGTAATGAATCTATATACATCTAAACTTGGATATGCTTTGGCTAAAAAAGTAGACCAATACCTAGCTCTTAAAGTGTTTGAAGAAGTTGCTTTCAACTACGCAAACGGAACAAGTGATGGTGATCAGTCTGGAAACACTATTGAGCTAAACACAACTCATGATTCAACAGACATCATTGCCGCAGGTGTTGCTAATATGCTAGAAGCTATTTATACAAATGACTCTGCTGCAAGCGACTACTTTATGGTGCTTACACCAGCAACTTATGGTAGCTTATTCAAATTAGCTGAATTTGCTAAATATGAAGGTACTGGTTTAGCTGGAAACGAAAACCCATTTATCAATGGTTTCGCTGGTCAGTTAGGCGGAGTGCAAGTTATTGTATCTAATAACTTTATGCACTATGGTGCAGGCTCTGCTTCTTCAGCAGCTTCATCTTCACCAGTTGGTAACTTTAGTGCTAACGGAGTTTCAGATGAAAGTGAAAAACTTCTTGGCTACTTAATACATAAAGATGCCATGCACATTGCTTATTCTTCGGGATTGAAAGCAAGAGTGCAAAGTGACTATCATCTACCTTCTCTATCTACAAGATTTGTTGCAGATAGCGTTTATGGTTGTTTAGTTACTGGTACTACTACTGCTGGAAACAAAAAAGTTTTCGCATTAGTGAGCCCAGCTTCATAGTAAGCTATAAATTAAGGGGGCGGGAAACTGCCCCCTTATAAACAGGAGAAAAAATGATTAAAATGGAAAGCCCTAACAGAAAGGGTCAATTTAAAATGTTTAAGCCCGATGACGTACAAGCTGCTAAATCTAATGGTTGGGTAGAAGCCGACAAGCCAAAAGCCAAACCTAAAGCTAAAAAGAAATCTGGCAAATAAATACGAATACTGGACAGAGCAGTATCACATTATGAAAGATATAATAGAACAATTAAAGATTCACGAAGGATATAAGCCTACTGTATATAAATGTACGGCTGGGGTAGACACCATTGGAGTGGGGTTTGCTATTAAAGATTTAAACCTATCTGAAGAAGTATGTGAGTTGATCCTTACTGAAAAATTAGAAGTATTAGAAGAAAGATTTGAAAAGAAATTTGATTGGTTTCAAGAAAGTCCTGTAGAAGTCAGGAATGTTATGCTGAATATGGCATATCAATTAGGCTTTGCAGGATTTTGTAAATTTAAGAAAACCATAGCGTACCTACAAGAAGCAGAGTGGGAAAAAGCCTCGGAAGAGATGCTTGATTCCAAGTGGGCTGTACAGACTCCCAACAGAGCTAAAGAGCTATCCGAAATAATAAAATCTCTTTAGTTGCTTTTTATCTACGCCATAAGGTAAATTATGTCATCTGATGAATACTTAAATAAGGTTCTAGCTTGCCCTAGATGCTACAGTACAGGTCTAACTAAAAGCGGCTTTGATAAATACAAACAAAGATACGATTGCAAGGGCTGTAAATATAGAACCGTTAATCCTATAGAGGATTTAGAGCTTCTCCGAGAGAATGTTAAGTATCGTAAACAGAAGCAGAAAGCCCAAGATGTTACCAGAATAGAAAGAAAGGGCTTTAGAGAACACGCAAGAATTGAGAACGCTGTAGAAGAATACAGCAAAGAATTAAAAAAGCTTTTTGAAAAGAATAGACTACATAAGCTCACTAAAAGTCATAAGATTAGTAAAAGGGCGGTTGGGGTCATCCAATTTAGTGACGTTCACTTTAATGAATTAGTTGAACTTCAGAACAATAAATATGACTTTAAAGTTGCCTCGCAACGATGCCAATACTTTGTAGATAAGGCATCGGCTTATTTCAAGATTAATGGAGTTAGCCAAGTTGTGGTTGCTTTAACTGGAGATCTAATGAATAGTGACCGAAGGCTGGATGAATTACTTAATCAGGCTTCAAATAGGGCGAAGGCTACCTTTTTAGCAGTCGATATAATGCAGCAAGTCATACTCGACCTAAATAAAAGCTTTAATGTAAGTGTTGCAAGTGTAGTAGGAAATGAAGGGCGTGCCAATAAAGAGTTGGGTTGGTCAAATTCAGTAGCTACAGATAATTATGATTATACTATATTTACTTGTTTGAGGTACCTATTTAAAGAATCAAAGGTACATTTTATAGATGGCGATCCATCTGAAATAGTCATAGATGTAGCAGGACAAAACCTTTTAATGCTTCATGGTCATGGAGCGATAAGTGCAGGCGTAGAAAAGTCTATAAACCAAATATGTGGAAGATACTCTATGAAAGGTATCAGAATAGACTATGTTATATTTGGTCACGTCCATTCAGCTAGAGTAGGGGATTGTTTTGGCAGAAGTTCAAGTATGGTGGGAGCCAACGACTACTCTGAAAAAGCTTTAAACCTCGGTGGAAGAGCAAGTCAGAACGCTTATGTGTTCTATAACAATGGAAATCGAGATGGAATTAAAATAGACTTGCAAAACGTAGATTGTAAGGGTTATAACATTGATAAAACTTTGGAGGCGTACAATGCAAAATCAGCCAAAAAAAGCAAGAAAACTGAAACCATATTCAAGGTGGTCGTATAATACATCCTTAAGTTTTACCTCTCCTTATTATACGGAAGACAGGGATTGCACACCGCCTCCAATATTTTCAGGGAGTATTTATGCTAGATAGTTTAAGAACGGTAACAGCAGGTGCAAGCGGCATGGTTGTTACTTGGATGGAATGGTTGCCTATATTGGTGAGAGTTTTAGTTGGGTTGGCAACATTCGTATATATATGCGCAAAAATTTATAAGTTAATGAAGTAATGAATGAACGAAGAGGAATTACAAAAACAAGCGGAAGGGTTCCTAGGAAACTGGGTATGGCTGTTTGTATCTGGCGTTGCTCTATTATTGTTTAAGTCGACAATAGAAACCGTCGTTGAAGGGCTTAAGGTCTTTCTTGGTAAGGATTTAAATACCGACGATGTGGTTATATTAGATGGTCGCCCTGCAAGAGTTATAAGGGTTGGTTTTTGGAAGACAACATTCTTTGCTTACGATATTGGAACTGCCAATGGAAAGCCGTTTGTAAAAGGTGGAACAAAGATACAGATCCAAAACGATAAGCTCAAAGACCACACGATAGAAAGACCATTACAAATGCTAGACTTGAGCAAGTGGGAAGAGAAGTGATAAGAAGCAGTTTACAAGATAGAAAGCTATTGAAAATGATTAGAAGTGAGCTGGATGTTACGATAAATAGCTTTGGTTTAAAAATAAAAAGGCTTCAAAACGAAGTAAGAAGCCTTCGTGGCAAAGTTAAAAGATTAGAAAATAAAGGAGAATGATATGGACTTTTTAGGACTAGGATTAGGATTAGGCGGTGGTGGGATTTTACTTTTTATATTAAAAAAGATACCAAATGAAAAGATTTGTGCCTTTGTAGAAGGCGGATTTGAAAAGCTTGGTGTTGCTATGACAGCAGGATTAAGCAAGTTTAAATGGACTAAAGGCGTATGGAATAAAACTATAGAGCCTTGGTTTATTGATTTAATAGATAATATATTCGGATCAATGGTTAGAGGTCTGATTAAAGGTCTAAAGTCTGACAAATAATGTTACAGAAACTCGTTATAAATAAGATAATTGATTTACTCGCAAAGAACTTTAAGCTCTTCAAGATAATGAAATATGTTGAGGAGCCTAACGAGCTTGATGTAAAGGTATTAGAGCTAGAAAACAAGATATTAAAGCTAGAGAAGTTCCAGAGCAAAGTAAAGAAGATAGAGAAAAGGCTAGAGATATTTAAAAAATGAAGTCAGTATCAATACAAAGCCTAGACCAGCACTTAAGACCTTTACAGGTAGACGGTGTATCTACAGGAATAGAGTTGTCTACAAAAGGATTGAGAATAACAGCAGGTGATTTAGGGCTTAAAAGTTTGACAGCCGAATCTGCTAGAATTAACGGAGATGTAAATGTTGACGGAAACCTGACTGTAACCGACACAGATACTGGCAAAGGCAATATTGATTTTCCAAACACTCAATCAATAAAGGGTAATGAAAATGCTGGACAGCTTACTGTTGAGTCTGAAGGATTTGTTGTCGACTCTCTGACTTATGGGTCTAATGTTGGGGCTGATAAAGATTCTGGAATAGCCTTGATAGCAACTAGCGGCAAAGATTCTTTTTTATCTTTTTTTGAAGGATCGACTAATAGATGGAGAATAGGTCATGATGCTACTGACAATTCTTTAAAAATTGATTCTGGAGCAGCAGTAGGTGGAAATACTTTTTTTGAATTATCAGCTACAGCACTAACTATTCCAAATGGAGATGTAGTTGTAGGCGATGATGTAAAGTTAAGTGCTACTGGAAAAGTTAGGTTTGATTTTGGAGATTTACTGTCTCACACTTACATACATGAAGCATCTTCTGATGATTTAGAGATTGTAGTAGGTGGCGATACTATGGCTACTTTTGATGAGGCTAATGATAGAATAACTATGGCAGCTACTAAACATACTTCTGCTTTAGCTAATGGTACAGAGTTTAGTGCAACAGATAGTGCTTATGCAGGCATGATATTAGGCTACACTAGGATTTTTAATCTTTCATCTACGATAGGACATAATGTTATAACTGTCAATAATTCATCAATGACAGTTTTGCAAACTTCTCAAGGCACAGATGTAAAAGTTCAATTTATTGTACCACCAAGTGGTAATGTCGAAATAGAGTGTACGTTTTGGTCTTCTTTTTCATCTAGAGGTGCTAAATTTAGTTTGTCAGATAATGCAAGTTATAATGAAATAGCTTTTAATTATACTTACGATGCTGATTGGACTATTTTCAATGATGAAACTGACCACCACATGCACAGGATAGTTTTTGGGGTTTCAGGCTTGACAGCAGGTACGGACACAACATATTTTTTAGCTGGACTGGCTAGCAGTACGTTTGCTTCGATATTACATGGAAAAAACAGGTCTCAAGATGCATATTACCCACCAATAATAATGAAGGCGACAGCTTTGCCTGCAACAATTACAACAGGAGAATAAATGGCATTAACCAATAAAACAATAGCAAGTACGTATGGAGATATGCTTCAAATAGACAATAGTGGATCAGGTAGAACTGCAAGCGGAACAGTTGTAAAAGATGGTTTAGGGCAATCTACAGCTTTAACACTAGGGCAAAACAAACTTCATGTTAAGCCTGCTTCTGACCAAACAGATGCTATGGTAGTTGAAACAGCAGGTGGTACAGATTTATTGACAGTAGACACAACCAATAGTGCAGTAAAAGTAGGGACTACTCAAAACTATGCTAATACTCAAATACAAAGATTCATGGTCACAGATATAGGCACTACAGATGGCAAACATCATTCTATGTTTGTTGATAGTGGTTGGGCAGGGCTAACATCACTTGACTTTGGAACAGGTACAGATCCTGCAACTACATTTACACTATCATCTTCAGAAGCTAATGCAAATGCTTTAGTTGGTTCTATTTGGTACATTCAATCTGCAATAACCATAGATGAGGTAAGGGTTATAGGTGGTGGAGAAGCAGCAGATACGGTTAATTTCCATTTGTTTTCATATACAATAGCTACAGGAACAGGAAGTGGTGCAGGAGATTTGTCTAGTGGCGCATTATTAGCACACAATGGCTCTACGCTAACAACAGGAAATGACAGAGTAACAAGCACAACATTAACAGTAGATTCTGCAAATGTAGCGGCAGATAAAGTAGTGTTGGCTTTTATAGAAAATGTAGGTGCAACAACAGATTTAACAGCTCAATTAATAGTAAAATATCATTATCAGTAAGGAGATAAAATGGCTCAATATACAAAAGAGATAAAATTAAGTACAGCTAAAGGGGATTATTTAAAAAAATTGTCAGGTGGTTACAATGTAATTTTTGACAAAATAATTAAAGTAGATAATTCTAATGCAGGAATAGATTTAGTTAATTACGGCACAAGCGTAGCAGACGACACAATGACTGCCCCTAAAGCAATTTTAGTAGAAAATACTGGAAATGTTGGATGCGAGCTATTGATGTCAACAGCAGAATGGACAACAGATGATGCTACTGATTCAGCAGACACATTAAGCGATTCTACTCACTATCTTTCAATGCTATTACCTGCTGGCGAGTGTGTTTATCTTCCTAGCAATAGATTGATTGGCACCTCTACTGCTTTTGGTGGTGGCATGGGTATTGTTGTTAGCAATGCAGTACCTGACTCTAACGAATATACTGATAGTGGTGCAGATTTAGACCATGCAACATCTGCTACAATGGGTTCTGACGCTACACACACTACTCTTAATTTAGAAAATGGGCATAGCAAATACTTTAAAGTAGGCGACTTAATAAGATTAGAAAATGAAATCTGTGAAGTAACTGCTGTAGGCACAGGTGCAGATTTAGCAAATAGCACTTGCACAATTAAAAGAGGATTGTACGGATCAACTGCGGCAACTCACGCAGATGATGTAGCAGTTAGGTTTCCTTTCTTTAATATGCACCACGATTTTGATGATACGTCTTACAATGGTGGTGGTAATGGTAGTGCCACAGTATCTAAAACAAATGCCTCTGGCTTGTTTCGTGCAATGAATTTTTTCGGTTACGCTAGAACTGCCGATACTGTATGTGATGGGCTAGTTCCAGGAAGTGTTGCTTTAAAGTTTTATAATCACGGTTATCAAGAATTTGGTTTGTCAGGAATAACATCTGGAACAAAAAGTGGTCTTGCTACATCAACTACATATACTTTTGCTCTTACAATATCAGGAGGCTCATCAGATGATGTTGCATTTACGACTGATTCAAGTGATGTTACTTTTGGCAATATAGTTGGTAAAATCCAAAGCAGTATAAATGATAAATTTACGACTGGTACTAACTTAAAGAATAAAAAAGCAACAATATCTATAGTTAATGGTGATATTAGAATTACTGACAGCTCTAGGCTTTCTACGGGGGCGGTATTGATGGCTGCTCCAAGTGGTGGAACCACTCCATTTGGGGTAGGAATTGTGCCTGCTGTAGGTGTTTTAGAGGCTCCTGTTGCCGCAAAGCTTCCTGATGATACTGTAAGAGACTCATTGACTTACGCAGAAAGAAAAAATGCTTCTGCTTTTTTACTTGATGATGGAAAAGGAAATTTAAGAGGTGCAGGTGGTAGTGGAAATATTAACTATGAAACAGGTGAAATTAATATAAATGCCTATCCAAATGCAGAGTTTGTTGTTAGTGCTAACACTAAAGCAGCGCATTGTGGAGGGATGGAAGATAGCGGGACAACAATAAACGGTATAAGTATTTTAGAAGCAAGAAGTTGCAATTCTAAAGCAGACACAGAAATAAGAATAATCAGTTTAGGCTAAAGGAGAAAATATGCCATACGGTAAAGGAACATACGGCAAAAAAAGAAAAATGAAAAGAAAAGTTAAAAGAAGAATTAAAAGGAAGAAGTGAGTTGGCAAAGTTTAAAGGAAAATCAGTTAGATTAAACAAACCAAGTCGAATAAGAAAAGGGCAAGCAGGCTATGGAAGAAAGAAGTTTCAAGTCTACGTTAAGGCTGGAAGCAAAACTAAAAGAGTAGCTTTTGGAGACCCTAATATGAGAATTAAAAAATCAAGTCCTGCAAGACGAAAGTCTTTTAGAGCAAGGCATAAGTGCGCTACTCCAGGACCTAAAACTAAAGCAAGATATTGGTCTTGCAAAATGTGGTAAATTATGGCTAGGAAAAAAAGAAAATCATCAGTAAATAAAGCAGGAAACTATACCAAGCCTACTATGAGAAAAAGATTGTTTTATAAAATAAAAGCAAGCTCAAAAGGCGGCAGGGCTGGTCAATGGTCGGCCCGTAAAGCGCAGATGCTAGCCAGGCAATATAAAGCAAAGGGTGGCGGATACAGATAATGGCACTTAAGAAATCACAGCGTTCTTTAAAAAAATGGACTGCTCAAAAATGGGATTATGTAAGCTCTAGGGACAAGAAAAAGCCAAAGAGTAAGAGAGGTCGTTATCTTCCTAAATCTGTGCGAGAAAGCCTAACAAAGTCCCAAAAAGCCTATGAGAATAGGAAAAAAAGAGCAGCAACAAAAAAAGGTAAACAAAGAGCTAGTTATTCTAGGTCTGTAAGAAAAAAAATGAGAGGCAAATAAATGGCAACAGCACCAACATATATTACACACGCAGAATTAAAAAGAATATTTCCACAAATGGATGAGTTTGACCAAAAGACTCCTATTTATGGGTGGACAGAAGTAACAAGTAATAAGTATGCTGCTCACGATAGTGGACAGGTAACTCAATTATTTGCAGACGGTGAGGATTTGGGACCAGCTCAATCAGCTCATACTGATTTAAATGTTGAGGGAGAGTGGTTTTATAATTCGGCTGAAGATGTATGCTATTATTATTCAGCCAGCACTCCATCAGACAAATTGATGGAAGGTGGAGAAGAGTTTGTAGGCATGATAACTCAATACAGAGCAGATGCAAGCCGATACTTTGACTCAAGAGTTGACCCTTCTTTGCCTAGAGAGCAATTAAAAGATAAGTCAGGCAACTATGATTATATGGTAATTAGAACAGTTGGATTGATTGCTTCTTGTTTTATGATAAGAACTAAAGATCATAATTCTGAATTAGCTACATCTTTTATGGAAGAAGCCGAAAATAATATAGGACTGTTAAATGAAGGGAAGGCAGCTTTATCTTGGCAGAATACAGCAGATGCGTCACAAGGAATAATACGAGAAGCCACAACAATACAAGGAGCTTTGCATCCTGTAGATACTAGGGGAGAATATAGTGGTAGTTGGGATTTAGTTAAATTAGGCATAGATACGGCTGGCGCAATAGGAACAGCTACTTATAGCGTATATGTTAAAGATTCAAATGGATTAAAAAACAATCGAGTAGTGACTAGCGAAAAAATCACAGGAGACTTTCAAGCTTTGGCTGGAGGCTTGCAGATTAGGTTTTCAGGCGCAGCCGATGATTCAGAAGCTCACGCAGATGATGAATGGGAAATTGAAGTAACTGGAAGACAGGAGTATGTTGATAGTTCTGATATGAAATCTATTAAAGTTACAAGAACAGCAACGCCAAATAGAAGGTTTTACAAATAATGCCAGTAACATTTACAAACAACTGGAAGAACATTCTTGAAAAATTAAGAAGTATTCTTCGCACAGAATTTAAAGGAGCATTGCCTGTATATATAGGAGAAGAAGGTAGTGAGGGAACTCAATTTGTTCGGCTCGATCCTATTGGAAGCGAGTTTATAGAATATATGCACAGCTCTGAATCAAGAGAATTTACAATTAATGTGTTCTATTATTTTGCCGAACATAATGTTAAGAAAACGGCATTAGACCATGTTTTAAGATATACATCAAGAATTGAAGCACTAATACACGATAATGTAACAATGACGCTAGCAGATAGCACTCAAGCCTATAATTGTAGATTTGAGACAACGGAATTGAATCCTGATGAAGAGTCAGGAGCCTATGTGGTTCAATGGGAATATAAATGTCAACACACAGGTAACATCTCTTAAGGAGGGATTATGAAAGTAAAACTAAAAGAAGGAGTACGCCTTTCGTCTATGGATAATTATTGTGGATTATTGTATAAAGATTGGCTTGCTCTTGAGCAAGGTAAGACAGTAGAACTTGAAGGTTTAAACAAGTTTATTAAAGATAAAGTAGAAACAGTAGGTGCTGACAAAAAGCAACCTAAACCAAAGGAGGTTAAATAATGGCAGATGCGGTATTTTCACCCAAAGACTTTAAGGTTTTCGTTTCTGAAGAAGCACAAACAGGAACAGTAAACGATCTTACATCAACAAGCAATGTATACCAGCTTGATGTTGATTCAGTTTCTTTTCCAAGCCTTAATGTAACACAAGTAACAAATGTAAGAAGTCAAAATGGTAGAGTTGCTCATATTGACGACTTTTTTCAAGATAACAACATCAGGGCAACAGAAATATCTTTATCAGGAACATTTCATAAAGACGGTGGTCATGTTATGTTAATGCAAAGCGTATGTTCAAACGCTTTAACACCTGATTCTGTTGCAGATGTAACGCTAGGGACTAATCCAACTGCAACTGTAGGCAAGTATGGGGAGAATGAAGTTAACAAAACATTTACACTAGCAATAGACTCTCCTGATAATAATGATGCACAAAATATTGTGATGAAAGGTTGTTTATGCACATCTTTTACATTAAATGCAGATATGGGTACTGATGGCGGACAATATAAGTTTAGTGCAACAATATCTAGCGGTAGAGTTCCTGACCTTACAGACGGCACAGCAGTTAGTGGAACAGCTTACGATGCAAATCATATAGATATGAATGGAGTCGATGTTTCGGCTGTTAAAATTGCAAGCAAAACTGCTCCTGTTCTTTCATCTTTCGGATTAACTATTGAAAGTCCAGCGGTTTATACTGGTGTTTCAGAAGGTGCTGGATACCAATGTTTTGGCAGAGGCGAAGAAATATCAGTAACAGCTAGCGCACAAGTTAAATTAGATAGCGTTACAATGGAGCTTCCTTCTGAATTTGACGCGCAGTCAACACATGTTGCGACAGATTTGCTTACTTTAACACAGACAACTGCAACTAACGCATCAATATCAATTCCATGCGGAATATTGACTAATGTTGCTTATAATGAAGGCGATATTATGATGTTAGATGTAGAGATGAAAGCACTCAATAAGGAATCAGGCAATATTCTAGCTATTGATTTAGCATAATAAAATAAAAAAAGGATGTTTAAATGGAGATTAAACTAAAGAATAAAAAAGCGTTTAAGGTTAAAGAGTTTACTATTGCTGATGAAGCAAAGTTAAAAGACATACTGATGAAGATGGTTAATTCAGTTGAAGGTGGGGTAGAAATTATAGACCCTAACTATAATTGTCTTAAGATTTTGCAAATAGCATTAGTAGACTCTTCAGACGACACTATCAGAAAAATAAGCGATGAAGACAGGATCAACATTGCTTTAGAAATTCAGAAAGTGTTGTTTGAGGGAAACGAGAAGCCCTCCAAGTAGAACTTAATATACTTTTACCTACTTGCGAGGGTTGTCAGTATCACAACTTTCCTTATTCGGCTGAAATTCCAGTCTTAATTGACGGAGTTAGGGAAAAACGCAGATTCGACAATATGGATGACGTTTGGGCAGTTGCAAACCTTATTATAGAGGAAACTGCCCAAGTCAATGAACAGCAAAATAGATCTTTTGATATTGCTCAATCATTGGTTTCGCAGATACCTTTTTTTGCTTGTGCTAATAAATTTATGGATATTAGCTTGCATAAAGATATAGAAAGGTACACATATTGTGAAAAATTTAATATACCTCCTTATGAGGGGTCTTATGACAATCAGCCAGCTAAATGGGTTAGGCGGGCATTTGCAATCAGAACAGCATTTGCTAAAAAAGAAAAGAAGGAAATAGATGTCAGAAAGAATACTAATAAAGTTTAAAGCATCAGGAGACAATAGGCTCCGAGCTTCAATGATAAAGCTAGCTGGCGCTCAAAGCTTGCTTGAAAAAAACACTAAAGAATTTAGAAAAGCTTTATCAAACCTTTCAGGTGCTTTTGATAAAACAGAAAGAAGGTCAAGGCTTCTTAATAATTCATTTGCTACGCTTCGTTCTAAAATGCTTCTCTTCTCTTTTGCTATGTCAATGGGTGGAAGGCAGTTAATTCAATTTGGTAAGCAGGCTGCTAATTTAGAGGCTATGGAAACAGCTTTTACTAACCTTCAGGGTGGAACAGAAAACGCTGCTATAGCTATGGATAGATTGAGGGCGGCTACAGACAACACAATGTCTAATTTTGATTTATTTCAGCAAGCTAATAATGCAATGATTCTTGGAATCACGACAAGTTCAGAGGAAATGGCTCAAATGTTTGATATGGCTCAAAGGCTTGGTGAAGCTTTGGGAAAAGACACAAGGCATTCTGTAGAGTCTCTTATTACTGGTATTGGTCGCCAATCGAGACTTATGCTTGATAACATTGGTATTATTGTTGACACAGAAAAAGCTTATAAAAATTATGCCAAACAAATAGACGTAACTGTTGACCAACTTACAGACGCAGATAAAAAACAAGCATTTTTTAATGCTACAATGGATTCTGCTAAACAAAAATTAAAAGGAATAGGACCAGAGGTAGATACTCCTATAAGAGCTTTTAATAGATTCTCTGCTAGTATGACAAATTTAGGAACCTCTATAGGAGAAGATTTTTTAGTAGCTGCTGTTCCACTTTTAAATATGCTTTCAGGCATAGCAAATGCACTAGAGAATGTTAATTTTGCACAAGTTGCAAAACAGGCTAGTATTTTTGCTGCTGCTATTTTTACAGTTACAAAATCAGGTAGAAGAGCGGTAAAAACTTTAATTGCTTTTAAAGCTAGCATGATAGGTCTCGCATCAGGAACTAAAAAAGCAACGCTTGCTATGGCAAAATTTAAAAGAGCATCTATAGTTTTTATTGCATTGGAAGGAATTGTTTTTGCACTTGAAAAGACGATTGGCTTTTTTGGAAACAGTTCTAAAGAAAACTTTGAAGAAGCTACCGAATCTGTCAACGAATATGTTGTTGCTTTGGGAGGTGTTCCCAATACAACCAAAGATTTAACAGCAGAGCAAGATATTCTTAATGAAAAATTACTTTCTATTAAAAAGGCTGTTCCCGACATTAGAGACCTTAAAAAGGAATATGAGTCTTTAATTAAGATAGATACTACCGAGTTTTTAGGACAAAATATTGAATTTCTTGATGTTGAAGCTCAAAAAGAAATGGCTGCATTTTTTACAAGTGATATATTGCCAGCGATAAAACAAACGCTAGGCGTAGACAAAGAAAGTCTTAATGTAAAAGTTGCTTTGTCATTAATAAATCAAAAATTACTTGATATTGAGCTTCAGAAAGAAGTTGCGTCCAAGTCTTTAATTCCAAATCTTGAAAAAGAAATTGCAATGATTCAGCTAAAAACCCAATTTGAGGGAACTAGATTAGTTTTGATGCAAGAACTTTTAAAGGTAGATCAAAAGGATTTGGATTTAAATGACTTTGAGCTTTTTCAATTAAGTATGTTGATTATAAAGAAGCAAGAGCTTTTAAAGCAAATTTCAGATGAAGAAAAAGAAAAAAGAAGACTGGAAAAAGCTGAAAGAGATGCTGCAAGATTAAGAGAAAACCAAATATCTGATGCTCAAGCAATTGTAGACTCAATGAAATCTGAAATGGAAATAATTGAAGAACAAATAACTCTATACGAAGCACTACGGTTTGCCGCAATAGGCTCAAGAGATGTAGAGGCTGCATTTGCGTATGGACAAGCTTTAGATGTTTTAAATCAACAAGCGATAGACTTAAAAGAAACTTTAGAAGATGCAAAACTAGAAAAGTTCCTTGACATGGATGTTGTAAATGCATTTTCTAATGCCTTCTCAAGCGAAATAGTAAGAGCCATTGAAACTGGAAAAATGAGTTTGGAAAGTTTTGGTAGATCATTTTTTAGAGTAATAAATCAAATGATTGCAGAGATAATTGCAGCAGAAACTTTAAAAGGATTTTTTAAGCTTGCGATGATGTTTATTAATCCTGCGGGAGGTGTGACTGCTAGCTTGGGGTCTGCCGTTGGGACTGAAGTTTTTCCAGCAGTTATACCTTATCACAGCGGAGGAATGATAAGAGGCAGGCAGCAAGGCGGAGATGTTCCTATGGTTGGGCAGGAAGGTGAGTTTGTAATGAGAAGGTCAGCCGTAGAATCTATAGGACTAGAAAATATGAACAGAATGAATAGAACAGGACGGGTAGGTGGGGGAGCCAACATAACATTTACAGGAAATATAATGAGTGATACTTTTATTGAGGAAGAAGCCATACCTAAAATTAAAGATGCAATCCGCAGAGGTGAAGATTTAGGAATTAATTAATGATAGAGCTTCCAAAAAGATTTAAGCTAGACGTAGAATCGAAAACAACAAACTTGGTTCCATTGATTGTTATTGACGATACTTTTTATTTTTCTACAAATAAGGTTTATTTAGAAAACAATTATGAAGCAATGTTAAAAAACATTGGCTCTATAACTGAATCTATAGACGTAGAAAAGAAAATTTTTAAAATATCATCTTTAAAAATAGAGTTTTTTAATTCTGACTACATTGATCCGCCTAATAATACTCCTTTGTCTGTAAGGTTGTTTAATCCTTCTATTATGAACAAAAAATTAGATGTTTATTATAAATCACAATCAGCGCAATCTTTAGATGATTGCTTAAAGGTGTATTCAGGGTACGTAAAAGATGTTCAAGAAAACCTACATACTTTAGAAATAAATTGCGAAGATAGGACTGAAATGATTTTAGACCAAAAACTTCCTATAAGAAGAACCCCAATAAGCGATGATTTGCCTGAAAAGCGAAGAGATGTCCCTATTCCTATAGCTTACGGAGTTCTTGATAGAGCTGCTTTAATCTATAATTCTCTGACAGAAATAGATGCAAATAAACATTATGTTGCTATTGCTGACGATTTTCCTATAAAGTCTTGTTCAAGCCCTAAAGTTTTTTTAGACAATTCTTATTGCAATATATCTAAATCGCCAGAGTTTTTTCAATCTTTAAAAGAATCAACTGTGTATAAGGGGTTAAACAAAAATCAATACATTGACTCTGAAGACGAGAGTCATTTAGGCGAAGATAATTCTATTATTTTTGAAACTCAATACGATGTTTCTTTTTTAGACATGAACCAATTTTACCCTGACGGATCTCCTGTGTCTGCAAATATAGTAGAGGTTTTACAAAAAAGCGACGTTGCATTTAAAGATGCGAGCTATTCTTTAAAGTGGGATTATTCTCCTACCTATGTTGAGCAAAACGGACTTCCTGAAGGCGACCCTAACGAAGGTTTTGCGGTTTGCCCTGTTAGACCACACACAGATATTCAGGGACTCAATCCTAGCAATAATTTTTATTATACTTATTTTATGCCGTCTTCAGATTTTGAAGGATTTCCTCAAATTCAAAGAGATAATCAGGATTGGCTTTGGGACATGAATCAATATTTTTATGGAGGAAACATACTAGGAAATCAAGTGTTTTTTGATATAAGGTCTTTAAATATGATTTCTGCGGAAACTATTGAAACATTTCCTTCTCAAAATATTTTAAATGTTATGCCGCACATAGATGAGAATCAAGATGATATTGAATTTAAATCAAGAATAGGCATAACTTATTCAATCGATTCAAAGATTAATTTTGGAGATTACGAAATTTCCCCTTTGCCTAGCAGCAATATTGTAAACTTTAGAACTGAAATTTCTTTTATGTGTGGGACAAGAGGAATTGAGCATCTTATTTTAGATGACACGCCTATTACAGGCTATAGTTACCAAGATACTGATGGAGATTCGTTTGTCGACATAGAACACCACCATAGTGCTAAATCTACTGTTCAATGGTGGGGGACAGACGATATTTCTAATAGAGGCATAGAAATAGGAAACAGATATTATAGCAGCAATTACGGCTATAGCACTTTTCAGGCAGAAGGAAAGGCTCTAGAATATTTAAAATTTAATTCACTCAAAGTACACAAGCAGGCTATATTAAAAGGGTTTGATAACTTTAAATTGTATGCCAAAGTAGAAGGAAGAGTTGACAATATTTATGGAAGATACACAGGAGAGGCTTTAAGCGCATCATCTTCTACAGCAAGCGCAACTACAGAAACCCCAAGCAATAGCGAAGGTTCATCAAGCGGTGGGGGCGGAGGATATTAATGATAATATTTTTAAAAAGAGGAAATTTTGTAACAAACCAAGGGCATATTAAATTGCAATTAAATAATGCTAATATGTTAAATCTTGCAGAACAAGCAGATGGAACAGATGAAAATATGTTTTTAAGAGCAGTAAACGGTCAGGATGGCTGCGAGATTACTTTAGAAGGGTTTGGATTTTCATTGTGCTATCACAGAGATAATTATGATTTTGATAATATGTGGGGTCTTATGTCAACATATAGCCCTATTAATTCCGATTACATAAAATATGTAGGACATCAAGGAATGGGATGGGTTTTAGACAAGACTCCTGAATCTTCACCACTTATTGGAGATATTAATCAAGATGGTTTAACAGACATTTTAGATCTTGTTAATATTATTCAAAGAATTGTTTCGGGCGAGGCAGGAGAAATTGTTGGGGGGGGGGATTTTACAGAAGAAGAAATTCAATCTTCTGACTTTAACGAAGACGGTGTTATAAATATTCTTGATGTTGTTAATTTGGTAAATCAGATAATTAATTCAGAAAGCTCTCAATCTCTTGAATTTATTCCAATAAATTTTTTAGGTCATTCTAAAGCAGGGTTTTCTGGAAACACTAATTCACTAGAAAACATAGGGGGTGCTTATGGTTATGCAGGGGAAAACAGTTATGTTTCTAGCGGGGATTACCTTTCTTTAAACCCTGTATGGACAACTCCTAATGTTGCTTGCGAAGTTACAATTCCTTGCCCAAATTCTTTTAATCCGTCAGGAAATTTGGCTTTAAAAACACAATCTGAATCCAACGGATTAGCAAATTATTTTTTAAATTATGACATAGGTTTTGACAACAATAATTTACCGTCTTGGAAAACATCTCAATTAAACCAAATCAGAGAAACATCTTTTTCTGACCACACGCCATACAAAGATATTGTTTTTGGTTTTAGATTAGGAGTTAGGCAAAATGGAGAACTTTTGTTCCCGATCCATGCGCAAGTTCCTAATGATTGGAATTGGGGAGATTACAATAATTTAGGCTCTATGATATATCAGCCATATTCTGTAGAAGAGGGCGCACCTGAATACAATTTTGAAATATCTGTTTCTACAAACGAATCTTTTTCTTCTATGGGAGATAATGGCGTTGGCTCTATAAGCTTGCAAATATCTTCTCCTTCAAATTTTTCAGGAACTATTAATTTATATGCTTTAGACGAACAAGATGATTTGGTCAGTATTTCTGATTCGACTGGGTTAGATTTAGACGAATTTGACCAAGCGCAATTTGGCGAAGCAAACTGTGTCTCATCTATTGATATTTTAGCAGGGGAAACTAAAACAGTTAGCGTTGAGTATTCCTCAAATGTAGAGGCGCAAGGGCAAGAAGATTATTTTTCATTTATTGCCCAAATGGCATCTTTAGACCAATCTGAATATTATGACTTTCCTGCCGAATCTCAAGAGCAATTTGATTTGTTAGAAGTCGACCAAAAAACTGTTTATTTAGACAGAATCTATGTTCCTTACAATGCGGAAGTAATTGATTCAAGTTTTGTACAAGACGAGATTCAACCTTTAGAAAACTATGGATCTGATGCTATTTACGAACCAGGCGATAAAGTTATACAAAAACCCTGCGATATTATTTTTCATCTTTTAGAGCAAGAGCTAGGATATGATAAAAATATTGACACAAAAAGTTTGAGTAATGCTAGGACTTTTGACTCTTATACTGACCCTGTTTTTTTTGATGTTTCATCTTTAAACACCAATGATTTTATTATGGCTTTTAGTTTAGACAAACAAAAGGATGCAAAAAAATTAATCAGCGAAATTGCAAAATCTAGTAAAATAATACCTACGCTAGCTAATGATAAATTAAAATTTATATCTTTAAGAAACTTTTATTGGGGTGGAACAAAATACTGGCAAGATGTTGGTTCAACTATAACTGAAGATGTTTCTCTGGTTAAAAGAAATGATATTATATCTTATAATTTTTCAAGAACATCAATAGATAATCTTTTAACTGAAGTTGAGTTAAAGTACAACTACGACAGGGGTTTAGGTCAATATTTAAAGTCTGTAAAAACAGAAATTGATGAAAATTATTTTTATTGCGGCACTCAAGCATCGGTGGAAAAAAAGAATTATTATGGATTAAGGGAAAAAAGCGATGGTTCCGTAGATCATTTACATACAAATAAAGTATATGAAAGTCAATATATAAAGCATAATGACGGAGGAGATACGGCTAGAACTTTAGCAAACTATAATTTATCATGGAATCAAAATCAACACAATATTTTAAATATTTCTTTGCCTGTAAAATATTTTAATCTTGAAATAGGAGATTTAATTGAATTTGACAAAATGATTTTAGATAAAAAAATATATGGCGAAAAGTATGTTTTAGAAGACATAGATGAAGATGGAATATATCAGGATATGCCTATTAGGTGTGGTCAGTATATATTGCCTTTATGGATAATAACAAAAATTAGAAAAAACATAGACAAGGCTCAAGTCACTATTGTGCAACTTCATCATTTAGACAGGTATAAAAATTTGAGATGGAAAGGAGTTGATTACCCATCTCCTTTTCCTGTAATTTAATAGGGCAAAATAACAAATATGGAAAACAATATAATTAAACAATCTCCTGCGACTAACGTAGAAATAAAATATGCAAACGGAAATGTTTTTTGCAATTCAAATGGAGAGGTTGCAGCTTTTGAAATTACTTACAAAGGGTCTATAAATGCAATAAACAAGCTAGGAAATGGATGGACTTTAACAATAGGAGAAAACAAAATAATTATTGTAAGTATTGCGCAAACTCCTGTTTCTAATGTTTTGTTTTCATACATAGGTGTGTTTGAAATGCTTTCTTGCTCTTATGTTACGTGGGATTTAAAAAAACACAGGGCTAAAATTTTAGGTATAAAAAAAGAATATTGGACAAATAATTCGACTCAATGGGGTTCGGCAGGCACAAAACCTGAAGAACTTGAGTCTGGTAAAATTGTTAAAAAAAGAATAAAAAAAAGAATTGTTAGGAGAAAATAATGGCTAGAAAACAAATAGGAACACCAAGATTTTATTGCGACATACCAAGTTATTTAAAAAGCATAGGAATGTATCACGGTACAATAACTTCAGGATTATTTACACCGAATGAGCCTAATCAAGAAAAAGTCTACACAATGAATCCTTACCAACCTAATAAATTTAGAGGGGGTTATAGCCATCATTGGGCAGCTTTTAGATTTGGAATAAATCAAGAGCCTGCAGACCTTGATGAACAAGAATTAATTAAAGACTATGAATTAAACAAGCTGTTAAAATACCGCAATAATAGTAGCGGTCATCATTCTAGCGGTTGGTATGCAGGTGTTTTAGGTCATAAGTTTGCAAGCCTGCAAGCCGAACTAGGGGCTAATATACATATGTGTCAACGATTTATAGGAAGTGACGGAACAGGGGGTTCAAGCAGTATACTTTACTCTAATCCTACCGCTTTTGAAGAAATTGTAAATTATAAAACTACTGCTGGTAGTAGCAATGCAGGGGAAACTGGCATGGCAAAATATGATGGCTATTCTTTATGGGAAATAACAGACAAAAACAATACTGAAGACAGAAGGTTTAATGTACTAGAATTTATTAATATAAGTGAAAATGTTATTGGCGACACAGAAAATCAACCATGGGCAGATTGGGGAGATAAGCGAATAACCATAGGATCAAATACTTGCGGAATATTTGTTGAAGCACCCAATTCTCCTGATCTTAATGTTTCTTTAGAGCTAAAGATGTCTGGAGCAGCTATATATGAAACACCTGGAGGAGGAACTTTGGTAAACATGAACCATATAGGGGTTCCTAATTGGGGCGACATTCCTGCATGGAAATTGCAAAAAACAAATGGAAGAGATTATACTAAAGTTGCTAACAAAGCTAGAAGATGCTGGAAAATAAAGTTTAGCTATATATCTGACGACAACTTATTCGATAAGGTTGAAAATTCTAATTCATTTTATAATGACAGTTTTACAGGTGATGTAGAAGATGCCTATGATTTAGATAATTTTGATACTTCTATGAGCACATTTTTTAAGCTAACTCAATATGGAAGCCTTCCGTTCATATTTTGTCCTGACTCTAAAGCTACCGCAACTATAGATGGTGTTGAAGAGCCTAATCCAGAACTTGCTATATGTATGTTAGACCAAGACTCTATATCTTGTACTCAAGTAGCTCACAGGACTTGGAATGTTTCTTTAAGTATTAGAGAGGTTTATTAGTTTAAAAATTATATACGAATTTATAATGCTCTGCGAGGGTCTTGAACCGCAAAACCTAAAGTCGCTGCAAACCTTATAATCCTATCTAGCAGTTCGCTAAAATCATCTTTAGTCAAGTCTTTTGTAGACTCTATTTCAAATTTAGTTTTAACAACTTCGTGCATTTCATCTTCATTGTAACCTAGATGATTTCCTATCTGTCTTATAATGTGTCTATAGTAGCCGTTTTGCTCGCTAGAACGCATTTTAGGAGCAACTTTTATATCAATCCATACATCACCCTTAATTCCATTTAAGTATCGTTTAAGTCCAGATGGGTCGTTCATCTTTAATGATCCGTTTTGTACTTTTCCTGTAAATTTCATACTAGTATCTCCCTTATATCTCTCAAGTTACTATTCTTTATTTCATAATTGTCTGTAGACGTTACCATGGTATCGTTTAAGCCACGACTTCTGACTTCTCCTTTTTTAAAAAAATCAGCCTTATCATCTATTTCGTTTTTCCATATCCAGCCACAGAACTCTATAATATTAGTTTTTTTATTTAAAGAAGTAAATATAATCATATCGCAGGCATAATGTGATTGCAGTTTAGGAAAGTTGTTTACATACTCTGGTTTAGTGTAAAAGTTTCTCCCCATTGATTTAACGTCTATTGTGTAGCCTAAATAATTAATGTCTACCCCTCCATCAAAACCATCTTCTTTTTCGTTAAGGTTTGGGTATTCATCTAGAAGTAGTTTGCGTGTTTCTGTTTCGGCAATTAATCCTGTTAGTTGTTTTTCTTTGTCGCCATCATAGACTCCACGATTTGCAAGGCTGTGAGTCTTTAAGTATTCCCAGCAATTCATTTTGTTTTCTTTGCTTATAAGTTTTCTTATTGGTTCATAGATTATTTTCATAATTTCTGTATTATTGTATAATCACCTGTCATTATTAAATAATTATAATCCACAATAACCTTCACATTCCTCTACAAACATATCTAGCTGGTTTTCTTGGAAGTCTGCTTCATCTAAAGGCTTACATTGTCTGCTTAAATACTGCTTTTCTTTCATTTTAGGGTTTACTCTTATAGCTTTGTCTATTGTTACCGCCATATCCCAAGCCTCCCCTTTTTCTTTTTTAAGATCAGTCCAAAATTTATCAGAATGAAATGGGCAAAACACACAACTTGACTTAACAGGTACAGGAAAATTATTTTCTTTAAAAAAGTTCATGCAATCTGATCTGCTCATATTATGATATATTAGAGGGTAAAAATAATTTATATTATGCAAGGTGCATTCTTTCATTCTTTGAATTTCGTCTAAAGATATTCCTAGCCACATTTCCGTAGACTTCATTCTTTGCCTTGGCTTTAATCCGTGTAGCTCTCTAGAGCTTTCTATAACAGGCTTTATCTTATAGTCAGATGTGCATTGCCTCATAACCAAGCCGTTGTTTTCTGTGTGTGCAGGTATAGATGCTACTCTAGACCCATTTTTATACCCATTTATAATATCTTTATATAAATTCCTTTTGTCATTAACTATAATTGGTATGCCATTGTTTTGTTTTTGCCAATCTAATAACCATTTAAGCATTTCGTATGTTTTTGGATGCTCGGCTTGAGGATCCGCAAAAATAGCAAAATCTGCCCTAGATAATTTATGCCCCATAGAACTCATTAAATACACAGCCGTAGACTGAACACCCATCCCTAAAGATATAACCTTCAGGTCTGCATCTTTATTTCCTTTAGCTGTTTTCCAACCTTCTTGCATGATATTCCCTTAATAGTTTAAATGCTTCTTTCCATAAGTTAACTTTATATTTGGCTTCAAATTCTGTGTTTCCTATTGAGTGTCTTTCAGAATGGTGCAATCGGCAGAGTGGTATGCAAGTATAGTGTTTGAGTGTGGGTTTCTTGCGGTTACCTCCCATACCGATTGCTTCAAGGTGGTCAGGATCTGGGTTCTCTGAAAAGCATATTAGACAATAACATCCTCTAATATAGTCTAAATACTTTAAAGAGTCTTTATTAGCAGTAATACTCATCAATGCTTCCGCCTCTATGTGATATTATCGCCATTAGCTTCCCACATTATTGTTAGAATTACTGCTAATAACTTCTAACCAATCTTCCAACTTTAACACAATGTATGCCTCCCCCCTATCCTCCCTTATAACTTGAGCATCTACATTTTCATTAGGCACTAAATAGGATGCAATACTCTTGCGTATTTTAGCCTGTATTTTGTAGTCCTCAATTATAAGGTCGACTTCTGCGTGCATCCCTAGTGATTCTCCATTGGATGCGTAGGCTCGTTTTGATTCAAGCCCAAATTCTTTTGCTTTATTGACAACATCTCTTTCAAATTTGTTGCCCTTTACTTTACTTGGATGAGCCACTATAATCCCTCAAGTTTAAAGATTTTAAAAGCCTTCCAGTTCTATATATCTCTATTTTATAAGGAAAGCCTTTAGCCGTATAGTAAGTCCACTCTCCTTCTTTAATATTATATATCTTTACACCCTTGCTCTGAATATTCCCATTATTATAATAGGTTTGTATGTGTGTGGTGTCGTTGTTAGTTACCTCAAAGTTAGTAACATTAGCAATCGTTATTCCTGCAATTAATACTATGTATTTCATTTATTATTCTCCTGTTTAAGATCGTTTATTCTTTCTTGTAATGTATCTATATCGTCAAAGCCTTGACATTGTATAACCATATCTGTCATAGAGGACATACACCAAACGCAGAAGGCAACAGGCGATATTCCAAAATAGCCAATAACATCTCCGTTATCTTCTTCTATTTCAGAATCGCATATATTACAATTCATAGTAGATAGAACCTCTGCTGGTTAACGAATGTTGGGTTTTTATTGCCGTCAAAACTATCTACCATTATTCACTAAAATCTCCATTATTTAAAAGTTCTGCATATACCTTTGCCTTTTCTTTATTAATAAACTTTCGCCCATTAACAAAATAAACAAAATCTAATTCTTTATATATTTTTACTTTTTCTTTTTTCAAAAAATTTCCCCCTGCCTTGTAACTTCTTTAAAATTTTTATACGCTTTTTTATAATAGTTTGGACTTATCTCAATGCCAAGCAGATCGCAATTATGCTCGTGGCAAGCTATGGCTATATTTCCAGACCCTAAATGTGTATCTAATACTTTATACCCTTTTTCCGTATATGAGCTTAATAGCCATTTATAGAGCTTTAATGGCTTTTCTGTTGGGTGTATTTTATTTCTCTGGTTGTTGGGTAGTCTAAATATTTTAGCAGGCTTATTAAATGATGTCCAGGCAAATTCCCAAGCACTAAAGTTAGGAAATGGTTGCTTTTTATCCCAACATATGATTCCTCTTGTGGGAGGAAGGTCAAAATAGTTGCCTCCCCAAATTATTTGATTTTCAGAAACCCTAATCAATTCTTCAAAATACGATCTGTCTGGAGCAACATCCCATCTGTTTTTATCCATTTCTTGGAATATTCTTGACTTTAATTTGCCTGTTCCTTGCTCTGGGTTTTTGCTAAATTCACGAAGCCCGTACGGGGGATCCACAATTGCAAGGTCGAAATAATTATCAGAATATTCTGGAATTATGTTCATACAATCATCATTTAATAGTTTAATTTTGCTCATAATATATCGAGGGGAAGGATTAGATTGGCGGGTAACCAAGAGAGTTAAGAGCCTCCCCCTCAAATTTTTATAATCTTTCTCTATATTTTACTGCATATTTTTTAAATAAGTCTATAAAACCTTTTTTAGTGTATGGTACAGACTTAAGTTCAACGCTACCCTCTCTACCAAACCTTCTTTTAAACTCTGTCCTTCCTTTCATAGCTTCTGCTTGATTGCAATAAAAAGAACAAAATTCTATGTCGCCATCTTCGTATCTGACGATATATACATTTCTAGTATATTCCATAATACTCTCCTATAAGTGTTTTTTTAATTCGAGTAAAGCTTTTTTAGGCATATCATAACCTTGCTCATACATAATCCAGATACAATTTACACAAGTTTTTAAAAACTTATCTAACTGATCATCTCCATACATATTTTTGGTTATTTCTAAAAATTCTCTAAACTCTTCTATTTTAAGATTTTCGTCCATTATTTCCTTTTTGGTAATATTTCGGCTTTGCAACACCTACTATCACCTTTACGTTCATTTTCTGTGTACGATTCTCCAGATCCACACGACAGGCAATATCCTTTGAAAAACCTGCCTGTTGCATCTTTTTGCCATCCCGCATCTTGCTTTGGCAACTCAATCTCATCCTCCCACCTTCTTTGATTTATAAAGGTAGATGGATGAGGTATGAACTGCTTTTCTGTTTCGTTAGCCTTCCAAACTTTAATATAATTTATAAGACCACTATAAGCCTCAAACTTATCCTTGCTTGATAGTTTCTTGAATGATTTTTCGGCAAGAAATCTGCCAACCCTTCTAGGATATAGCTTATAAAATTGTTCAAAAGTTATTTCCTTAAAACTAGGCATATTTATAATATTAAAAAGGGATGTCTGCATCTGTTAATTTAGAATCCTTATAAGAAGATAGCAATGATTCTAGCTCCTTGATTCTAGCCTTTAGCTTATCTACCTCACTTGTTGGCGATGCTTCTGCTATCTTTTCTGCCGACCCACCACTATTCATCTCGTTAAGAGTAAGACCGTTGACTTTAAAAAAAGTGATCTCCCCTTCTTCACACTTCTCAATAGTAATTTCGTCCCCCTCGCCAGCACCTAGTGTTTGAATCATGGTGTTCAGCGTTTGTGTAGCGAAAAAACTATCCTCATCATCATTTATGCCTGATTTAATTCCATATAAATACCATGCTCCGTATGAATTAACACCTGTTTTTGGACTATCAAATGCAAGCACAACCTTTCTTGGCTCTCCAACTTTGAATTTAAATGAACTCATTTTTTCTTCTCCTTATTGTTTAATAATTCTTGACATACTGAAATTGCACCAATAGTTCTTTGATAGGCTTGCTCTAGCTCTGCTTTTTGCTTTAAGAGTTCTTCAAGCCTTTCCTTAACATTATCCTTCATTATTATCCCCTAACTTATAAAACTCTGTTACGGCTAAATCTATCTTACCACTTTCCATCAAGTCTTTTATCTTTTGACCATCTGTTTTAGTAAGGGTTCTAAATATAGATTCGGCTTTGTCTTTATTATAAACACCTTTAGCACTAAATATCTGCCTCATGTTATTCTTCATGTAGTCTGAAGCCTTGTTCCCGTACTGCTTAACCATAGGTGTTGATTCTTTCTTAAAGTCCTCTGCCTCTACATCAGAATATAATCCATACTCATATAAGTCTAGTAGCTTTAAG